TGAGCAAATCATCCATGAAGAAATTGAAAAAGTTCTAGAGCAAGGTGAAAACAATCCTTGGGCAATCTGTGCAGCGAACGTTGGTCGAGATGATAAAGAGAAATACGAAAGCTGTGTGAAACAAGTCAAAGCCTCCTCTGGCGAAGAAACTCCTTAAAGTTAGCTTCATTTTTAGCTATGATAGATGCTAACGGAAACATATGATTAAAATTTGTCATTTATCTGACACCCATATCAAAAATCTAAAATATCACCACGAATATAAGATAATTTTTGAACAACTGTATCAAATCCTTAGGGAAGAGAAAGTTGATTACATAGTTCATTGTGGTGATATTGCGCACACAAAAACACAGATTTCTCCTGAGTTTGTGGATTTGTGCGCAAACTTCTTTTCAAATCTTGCCGACATTGCTCCAACTTATATTATCCTTGGCAACCACGACGGCAACTTAAGAAACAGCAGCCGCCAGGATGCCCTAACTCCAATTGTAGAAGCCCTTGACCATTCAGACTTGCATCTTTTAAAGAAGTCGGGAGAAATTAAAGTGGGAGACAAGCTGTGTTTTAACGTCTTATCGGTTTTTGATGAAGACAATTGGGTTGAGCCAAGCGATTTAACTAAAATTAACGTAGCTTTGTATCACGGTTCAATCAACAACTGTATTACAGATACAGGTTGGCAGATGGAAATTGGTGAACACGATTTATCAATTTTCAAAGGGCATGACTATGCAATGCTTGGCGATATCCACAAGAGCCAAGCTTTGGATTTTGCTGGAAGAGTTAGATACGCAGGATCGACTATTCAACAAAATCATGGCGAGAGCAATGATAAGGGATTTTTGATTTGGGAAATAGAAGATAAAGATACGTTTGATGTTCGACACGTTGAACTCAAGAATCCCAAACCGTTTGTCACTGTAGAACTTACAAAGAAGGGCAGAATTCCAAAGCACGTAGACGTGTCTTCTGATGCCCGTTTGCGTTTAGTATCAAACAACAATCTGCCAATAGATACTCTCAGAAAGGCTGTGGAAATTGCAAAGACTAGATTTAAACCAGAATCAGTTACATTTTTAAATAGAGCATCTGGCAAGAACGGGTTAATTGATTCAAGGGGAGATTTAATTAAAGAGAATCTTCGTGACTTGGCAGTTCAGGAGAAATTAATTAAAGAGTTCTTGGCAGATTTTCATGCTGACGATGAAGTGATTGTAAAGGTTTTGGAATTGAACAATAAGTATAATACCGTTGTTGAACAGGGAGAAGAAATTGCGAGAAACGTTAATTGGGAATTGATTTCTCTAGAGTGGGATAATCTATTCAATTACGGCAAGGGCAATAAAATCAATTTTGAAAATCTAAATGGTATTGTTGGAATTTTCGGAAAGAATTTCTCAGGAAAATCTAGTATCATTGATAGTTTGTTGATTACTCTTTATAATTCGATTTCCAAAAACGCAAGGAAGAATCTGAATGTTATTAATCAAAACAAGCAAGATGCAAAAAGTATTGCGGTTGTTAGGATCGGAGAATCAAATTATACAATTGAGAGAACTATTGAAAAATATGTAAAGAAATTAAAAGGCGTTGAAACAATTGAAGCTAAAACTGATATCGAATTTTCAACTTATGATCCAATTACAGATACAACAATTAGCTGTAATGGTTTAACCAGAACTGATACGGACAAGAACGTTAGAAGACGATTTGGAGTATTGGAGGATTTTCTTTTAACTTCAATGGCGTCTCAAAATGGTGCATTGACATTTATCAACGAGGGTTCGACAAGAAGGAAAGAGATTCTTGCCAAGTTTCTTGATTTGGAGTTTTTTGAGCAAAAGTTTCGTTTGGCAAAAGAAGATGCTGCAGATGTCAAGGGTATTTTAAAGAGGCTGGATAATAGAGATTTTGATGAAGAGATTACTGAAGCTGAGAAGTTGCTTAGATTAAACACTGAGCAGATTAAGGAATTTGAATTTGTTTGTACAAATCAAAAGCAATTAGTTTCTAAATTGGAAGTTGAGCTGTCTAATTTAATTTTACAGATTGACGGCATTCCTGCAGAAATTATCGATATTCACGATTTGAAAGTTGAACGTAAACAAAAGGCTGAAATTAGAAATTCACTAAAAGACGCGAATCGCGAATTGCGAAAGCAAAGAACTGAAAAGAATAATTTGCTAAAGAAGATCAAGCTCTTTTTGGATAAGCAATTTGATATTGTAGCGTGGAAAGATAAGCAACTTTTAATTGAGGAAAGTCGAGAAGAGCTTGATGCGTGTTTGAAAGAAATTTCACTTGAAGAAAGTAGGTCATTGAACTATCAAGAAAAAATTAAGTTGTTAGAGGAGGTTCCTTGTGGGCAAGAATACTCTCATTGTAAATTTATTAAAGGGGCTTATGAAGCGAAAGAACAATTTGATATAGTACAAGTTATTTTAGACAAAATGCAAAAAACTTCATCAGAGTTGCAAGGGCGTATTAGTGATTTTAGTCCTGAAAGGGTTAAAGAATATTTAGAAAAATTCAATCAAATTGAAACTAAAAAGAGTCGTCTTGAAAATGAAATTGTACAGATAGGTTTAACAATTGATAAAAATAAAGCAACTAGAGAATCATGTTATCATCAAATTAAGATTTTAGATAAGAAAATCAAACGTCATGAAAAAAACAAAGATGCTATTGAGAGCTTGGAGAAACTGCATAGTGAAAGAGAACAATTAAAAAACAGTCTAAGTAGTGAAAACTTAATTCTTGAACAGCGCGAGAGAGATAATTTAGAATTGTATAAGCAACACGGTTCTTGCGAGAATAAGATTCAAACCCTTCATGAACAGAAGGATGAATTACAAGCACTCAGAGAAGAATACGAAGCTCATGATTTATTTCAGAAATGTATGCATCCAAATGGAATTTCATATGATATTATCAAAAAGAAGCTCCCAGTCATTAATGACGAAATTGCAAAAGTATTAGCTAATATTGTAGATTTTGAAGTGTTTTTTGAGAATGAGGATCGAAGATTAAACATTTTTATTAAGCATCCCAAGTTCGATCCCCGCCCAATTGAAATGGGGTCTGGTGCTGAAAAAATGATTGCCAGTACTGGCATAAGACTTGCATTATTAAGTATCTCTTCGTTGCCAAAAGGCAATATTGTGATTTTAGATGAGCCAGCAACAGAATTGGACGAGAGCAATATGGAAGGTTTCATTAGAATTTTAGATTTAATGAAGTCGTATTATAAGACTGTTTTATTGATTTCTCATCTGGATACATTAAAAGATTGTGCAGACGTGCAAATTATTATTGATAAAGATGATGAAGGATATGCGCATGTTGATTGTTAAAGGATTAAAAGAAGAGTTTGGTAGTGAAGTTGCTTTATCGTTCCGAGGAAGGAATTTAAATGCAAAAAAGTGATTTTTCACATTACAGAGAAGATAGGCTTCCTAAATTAGTTTTGGCAATTGTGTGTCGCCAAGCGGTAGATGGAACAATGGCGAAGTATAACTTTAAACACAATAAAAGATGGAAAATGGTTGCTCACCAAACTGCCGGTTTGGCTTGCCATCAGGTTTATATGTATGCGACAGAACTTAAACCAAAAGAAAAGTTTGTAACGGGTATTGAAGATTTAACAAATTATTGGTTAGATTCTAATGTTGGAGTTTTTGGAGCTACTTTAGAAGAGCTAAATACATATAATCATCAATTAAAAGAAGCATTTGATGTAGATTGCAATTTTTCTTACGGTTATTTTGAAGAAGCGATTTATCCCATTGATTACACATCTGAAAATATTAAAAAACTAACCAACGCTAAACTTCCAAAACAATTAGATGACTTAGTTGAGTGGGAAAGTGATTTGGATAAAGTTTTTGGCGGCATTGGAAGGTGGAATTTATTCATTCTTGGAGAAAATTGCGACTAGTTATGATATGGCGGTTGTAATCAACAAGGCATCTAAAATGTTTAATGTGAAAGATCCAAAAGGCTTTATAGATACTATTTTGGCAAAAGCAATTAGTAGAAAGTTGTTAGTTTGGATAATGGCAACTTATCTTTTGTATCAAGAAAGGTTGACATCTGAAGACTGGGTTGCTGTTTCTTTGGTATTTTTGAGCATTCAGGGTTTGGTAGACTTAGCTGCTAAGTGGCGGGCTGCAGGAAACTAAAATGTTTGTTTTAAAGTTCGTAACCTTCTTTAAGAAGGTGGTTGCGTTTTTGAGACAACATTGGTTAGTTCCGGTGTTGTTAGTTTGGTCGTTTGTTATGTATGTCTTTTTGCGGAGAGATACAAAGGATGTTCAAGAAGCGTTAGAGATTTCTAAAAACAACTACAAGAAACAAATCGACATAATCAACAAGATACACGAAGAAGAAGTTTTGAGAAAAGAAAAGAATCTCAAACGCTATAATGAAATAATTGAATTAATCGATGAAGAATATAGAAGAAAGGAAATTGCTCTCGATAGAAAGAAAAAGAATAGAGTTAAAAGGCTTATTGAAGATTATAGTGATGATCCGCAATCTTTAACAAAAATATTAGAAGTCATGTATGGAATTGAATATGTTGAAATTGTTAATGAAAATACTGATAATAATTCTAATAGTTAGTTTTCCCTCCACATCGTTTGCACAATCTCCCCCGCAAATGACTACTTTATCAAAAGATCAAAAAGCACCGTGGACAGGAACTTTATTTAATCCAGAAGCGATTGTTAAAATGATTACAGAGAATGAAGCTGCTTTAGAGCAATGTAATAATAATGGACAAGAGAAGCTTGATAAAGAAAAGGCTAAGTGTGATTTTTTACAAGAGAGAGCAAAAATTGTTGCAGAACTACAAAAACAACAATTTGATTCCATTTTAAAAATCAAAGACAAAGAGATTGATAATCTTCACGATATCATCAAAAAGAGCAATTCAAATAATCATGTTTGGTGGTTTGCTGGCGGAACGGCTATTGGTGTTGTAACATCTATTGCTATTTTCTATGCTGCTGTAGAGATAACAAGTGAAAATTAAAGATTTTGATAGAATTGCTCAATTTGAAAAAGCCATTAAGAAAAAGTATGGCGAGTTGGCAATTAAGAATCCCAAATCTTTTTGGGACGAGAACAAAGAAAAAGAATATCTTGAACAACTTAAAACGCTTGTTGAAATTGAAGACGAAAGAGGTGATGAGCGGATTGAAGTTAACGGCGTTTTACTTCCAAAGAAACTAATTAAAAGAGATAATACAAGAGTCTGTCCCGTATGTGATGTGTACTCTTTTGCTACCAACGACGATTTTTATATGATTAAGTTTGGTTGTTGCAGCAAATGCTACATTCAACACGTTGAGGACAGAGAAGAAAGATGGCAGTCAGGATGGCGCCCTGATAAGGAAAAATAAACATGGCAACAGCACTTGAAATTGTAAGAGGTATTTCATCGGTTTTGGGTTCAAAATCTCACGATGGAGCTTTAGATGACAATGGAGAGCCAATTAAAATTGGTTTAAGAAGAGAAGAGGGACATCCAATTAATGATTCAAGAGTTATGGATGGATTCAAAGTAAAGTTGTCTGGAGATAAATTATGTATTACTTACCAAACCGACGTTAAGCTCCCCGAGGTCCATGATCCTAAATTTGAAAGCAATATGGAAAGCATGATTGCTGATATTGTTAAGTTTTTGAAGAAAGAATATAAAAATATGACAAAGAACACCCTTAATCTTACTAAAGAGGGCGAAATTGTTGTTAATGTTGAATATATTTCTAGAGTAAGAGTTTCGGTTGTTGCGCAGTGTTGGTATAAAATTGGTGGGCTAACAGAGCAGGAAGATTTAAGTAATGTTAAGAGTCCTGCAGAAAAGCTAGATGCCAGTATTAAAGATTGGTTAGCGGTTGGCAAAGATTCTCATCCCGGCGTCAAGAAACCAAAGAATGTAACAAGAACGGGAAAACAATAAATGCGCTGGGGGAAGCCGCTTAAGAAAGATAGAGTTCGGGATCCGCGGTACTTCCTCAATGAAGATGTTTACGATGAGCGTGGTTTGTGCGAGAATGAAGAAGAAATTTCATTACAAGAGATTTCTACTGATGAACAAACTGAACTACAATTGCGAAAAGCTTTAATTGCCGCCAAGCAGCTAGGCAACGAAAAGGCAGTGGAAAGATATACATATGCCCTTAAAAGGCTGAAAAAAGAGTCAACTGAATAGTTACTATGTATGAGTTACCAACTAACGAGAAAAGAAATTGTAAAAGAGATAATGAAATCCGGCAAGGATCCTTGTTATTTTATAAACAATTACACTAAGATCTCTCACCCCCTCAAGGGATTAATCCCATTTAAAACATTCGATTATCAATCTGAACTGGTAGAGTCTTTTATGGATCATAGATTTATAATCATTTTGAAAGCCCGCCAGATTGGTATTTCCATGATTACAGCAGCTTATGTAGTTTGGTTGATGTTGTTCCATAGGAACAAAGAAGTTTTAGTAATGGCAACTAAGTTTTCAACGGCTGCAAACTTGGTTAAGAAAGTAAAATTTATTATGAGAAGCTTGCCCGATTGGATGAAAATCGCAACAATCAGCATTGACAACAGAACCTCGTTTGAGTTGTCTAATGGTTCGCAAATTAAAGCCTCATCAACCGCAGGAGACGCAGGACGTTCAGAAGCACTTTCATTGTTAGTGGTGGATGAGGCTGCTCACATTGAAGGCTTTGACGAACTATGGACATCTCTGTATCCTACGCTTTCAACTGGTGGTTCTTGTATTGCGCTGTCAACCCCAAAGGGCGTCGGCAATTGGTTCCATAAAATGTACGTTGATGCAGAATTGGAAGAAAATGACTTCTTTCCCGTAAAGCTCCAGTGGGATGTTCATCCTTGGCGCGATTTGGAGTGGTACGAAAAAGAAACTAAGAACATGTCGAAGAGGGAGATAGCCCAGGAGCTTGAGTGTAGCTTTAATACTTCAGGTGAAACCGTTATTGATTCAGATGATTTAATGAAAATCGAAGATGAAATTTGTGAACCTAAGTATAGAACTGGATTCGATAGGAATCTTTGGATTTGGGATGAATATAATCCCGGCGATACATATTTGTTAATTGCTGATGTTGCGAGAGGAGACGGAGCAGATAATTCTGCATTCATTGTTTTCAATATATCAAGAGGTATGAGACAGGATGCGGAATATCAAGGTAAAATCACACCTGACTTGTTTGCCAATCTTTTGAACGAGGTGGGTAGAGAATATGGTGATTGTCTCTTGGCTGTGGAAATTAACTCTGGGGAAGCTGTAACACAGAAACTAATTGATGCAGAATATCCAAATCTATATTGGGCTGAAAAGGGCTCCCACGAATATGTGGAGGCTTATATGGCTCAAGGTAGATCCAATGTCCTTCCAGGTTTTTCAACAACAAGGACTACAAGACCGTTGATTGTTACTAAATTTGAAGAGTTTGTGAGAAATGATTTAATTACAATACGCTCAACGCGATTGTTAAAAGAGTTAAAGACTTTTATCTGGAACAAGGGTAGACCAGAGGCAATGCGAAGTTACAATGATGATTTGGTTTTGGTTTGTTCTATTGGTAGTTATATTGCTGATATTGCGTTAGAAGTTGGCAAGAAAGATTTAGAATATAGAAAAGCATTTTTAAATATGGGTGGAATTGTAAAGGTTAGTTCTGCATTGGATACCACAATTCCTGGGATGCGTGGTTTTGATCCGACAAAGAATAGAATAGCGTCAGAAGATCCAATGAATCCAGCAAATTTTAAGTGGCTTTATCGTGGTTGAAAATATGAAACAAAAATTATTTGAAGATTGGAGAAAATTTATTAGAAATCGCGACTCCGACGAGGATCGTCCATGTTTAACTCCCGGTTCAATGTTCCATATTTATATTGGTAATAAAAAAGTTTCTGTTGGAGTGGATTTACCCATGGATTTGCCAAATTTGTCAGAAGAAGAAATGCAAGAATTAGAAGATTAGATGCATGATGCTTTGGAAGCTATATTGGCGAGATTTTTTGAAAAATAAGGTTTAAAGGTTAAAACATAATGGCAAAAAATATTAGAAATCCTGAATCAGCATTGTATAGGAGATTAACTAGACTTCTATCTGGTCCTTTAGTTCGCTATAGGACGCAATTAGCGAGACAAGAGAGAAGAAGAAGATTAGATAAATACGCATCTAAGTTTAAATCTGCGAGTGGACAACAGTTCAAGAGATTGGCATACAACCCATTTGATAATTTGTCAGCAAATATTATGGCGAATCAGAATAGGGCACAGCGTTATTCAGATTTTGATCAAATGGAGTATATGCCCGAGATCGCTTCTGCTTTAAACCTTTTTGCAGATGAAATGACAACATCTACGTCAATTAAGCCACTGTTGGATATCGCGTGCTCAAACGAAGAAATTAAATCCGTATTGCATTCACTTTATACAAACATTATGAATGTTGAATTCAATCTGTTTGGATGGTGCCGTACCATGTGTAAATATGGAGACTTCTTTCTATATGTGGACATTGACGAGGACAGTGGCGTTCAAAATGTGATTGGTTTGCCGACAATGGAAATTGAACGTTTGGAGGGAGACGATAAAACAAACCCAAACTACATTCAATTTCAATGGAATTCAGGTGGAATCACTTTTGAAAATTGGCAGATGCTTCATTTTAGAATTTTAGGTGATGATAAACACGCCCCGTATGGAACTTCACAACTAGACTCCTCAAGAAGAATTTGGAGACAACTAGTTCTTCTTGAAGACGCTATGATGGCTTACAGAATTGTAAGATCACCAGATCGTAGAGTTTTCTATATTGATGTTGGGAACATTGCTCCGCAAGACGTTGATCAATATATGCAGAAAGTCATTACCACTATGAAGAGAAATCAAGTGGTGGATGAGGATACTGGACGAGTTGATTTGCGCTATAATCCAATGTC